AGGTGGTGATATGTGCGGGGTGTTCGGTCGTGTCCCTTCCCGCTCTCTCTTTTTTTTTTTTTTTTTTTGCTTATGAACATTCAAACAAATTAATATTATATTACTATTGTTAGGATAGTAACCAACAAAACTTATATTTCAAGAAGTTAGTGGTAGAGAAATATAAAAGTTCTAAAGTTGTTTAATTTATTCTTTCATAACCAAATCCTTTGCCATCGTAAAATTTCTCAAGTTCTGATTCATCAGGTAAATGAATGTTATCAAAACTCTCTACTTCTACGACATCATCGTAATCTAGTTCAGTAAAGTTCATACTTTTGAGTTGTTGTCGGAGAATTTCTTCTTCAGCATTTAAATCTTCTTCTATAATAAATTCCTCAAACCAATTATAAGCTTCTTCTGCTGAAAAATCTTCTCTCGAAGTGTACTTTTTATTTCCATACTTCTTCGTGTAATTCTTTACATACCCAACATACATAGCATCCTTTTGTTCTTTAGTTAATTTCTGCTTAGCAATTTTCTGTTCCAAAGAATTAGCTGTACGTTGTCCCCCTTGTTTAGTAAGATATGTTTTATTAGGAATCACATTAACACTGCTCTCAATTTGCATACTATTTGTATTGTTAGAATTATCATTACTATTATTATAATTTTTATCACGTGGATCGAGCCAACCAAATGGGTCTAGGGTATTATATACAGGTAAATCATTCAAATTATCAGGAACCTTAATAACATTGTAATCCAAACTATTATTATTAGTTTGCTTCACATCATTATTATTATTTCCAAATTGCATATTATCAAATCCTATATATTTTCCTTCCCAAATATTTAATAACTCAACTCGCGGATATTCATACATATCCAACACAAATTGTCTACAAGGTAAATCCCCCTTGTTCAACTGACGATTAGTAACATAGGCATTAAAGTCTTGAGCCATAATATCAAGACTATTTTCTGGTGCTGTCCCCATATTCTCCACACTCTCTAAATAAAGATCTTTTGGATTTTCTGATTCAATTGCATTACGATATTCTTTACGTAAAAAGTCAGTCCACTTTTTATCAAATACCGCTCCCGAAAGATAAATACCAATACAACGCTCTGCATAATTATCCTGTGGTCTATTATGATTGCCTGGTAATATTAGAGAAGCACCAAATTTGTCTATGTCTACTGGTTTAGAGACCCAGTCGTCTGTTGAAACTTCCGTATCTTCATATCTACCATAGATCTGTCCAAGAAACGGTCTTGTAATTCCTCGTTCGTAAAGATCTTCCAAACAATCATATGGATCACTAGACAAAGAACCATCTTCACAATCCTTAAATTCATAACCTAAAGTATCTTTAATAATTTTAGGTAACGCATTTAACAAATGATCAATAGTTTCATCTTTCTTCATATTATATATTGTATAATCTACGACCGCTGCACCCATTGCAGAAGAATGTATATTTTTAACAGTCGTTCCACTAACTCCTGATAACATTCCGGAAAACACTTGGATGATATAATTTGCTCCCAAGTGCACATACTTTGTGAACCCTACACTAACCCCGATATAAACACCATTTATATAACGTGTTTCTTGATCACTTAAAATGGATTTTGCCCATTTTATAAATTCTTGCCCACCCTCAGTAGAAGTATTCATATCCATAGCTCTATAGTCTGGATTTGACACATCTATAGTTCGCTTTCCATTGATCATTGGACCAAAGAAAAACCATAGTTGATCATCCCCATAACATAAAGGAGCAAAATGGATTTTGTCTACATTTTGGTTATAATGGTACGCAACAAATTTAAAAATCTTTTCAGCACCTCCATAAAAATGACTAAACCCATAAGCACTAATTGAATTTGGGTTTTTCCAAAATGGAACCAAGCATTTCTCTATTGGATGCATGGCCCACCTACATAACAATCTCATTGGTAGTGGTTGAACACCATATGGTCGGACCTTCACATTATAATCAATAAATTCCTGTTTCTCATCCTTTCGTTTTAGAATAAATGTATTCAATTCAGGAAACTTATTAAAAAGTTCCATAAAACGATTACGAATATCATCTAACTTATCATAACGATCAACAATATTAGAATAAATGTGTCGAGCCCAATCATTTGCGTGTTGAAGAAGTGGTTGACTTTCTCCACGTACAAACTTTGAATCTATGTAATA